ATGGTTTTCATAGGGAAGGCGGTGACCTATGGATAAAAAACAACTTGCTACTTTTGTAGCATTCTTACTAGCAATTATTATGACACTAAATCTTTTAGTATTTGCTGTAAGATAAATAATTGTTTCGAATTCATAGCCCTGTATGGCGTTAAACGAATTGTTTGATTGCTATACACCTAGAGTTTTTAAATAAATTAAAAATAAAGACTCTGGCGTACCCACTTCCCTATTAAGTTGAAAAGTTTCTTGATAACTCTTATCATTTAATCATTTCTATACAATATCTAAATCACACAAAACATATTTAATTGGTTCATTGAATCAGATAATCTTTTACTGGCCAGCTCATATATATTTTTATCTAGTTCAAATCCTAAGAAATCAAATCCCATCTCATGACATGCAACTAAACTTGATGCACTCCCGACATGCGTATCTAAAATCTTATCTCCTTGCTTTGCATAGTTCATTAGCAACCATTTATAAAGATTAATAGGCTTTTGGGTTGGATGAATTCTTTTCTCATTTTTACTTTTATCGCCTAGCATTATATGGCCTTCACTTAGTGATTTACCTTGATTCATACCATTCCACATATATCTAAATAGTTTAGTAGAATCATGGGCACTGCAGTAAGCTATCTCACAATCACTATACGAACTCTTTCCATTTACTTTATCCCATATTATTCTTCCAGAACCTAAATAGAAATCATAGTAATTTATACCCCATATAATTTGATTTTCTGATACTCTTAATAGCTCTTTGAAGTACTGTTCGTTTGGTACATCCCATCTTTTAATTTCGCTATAATCTTTTCTCTTTATTTTTAATTTGTTAATTCGTCTGCCATAATACTGTCTTTTATTCGGTCCTTTAAAATACGGAGGATCTACTATAGCTAATTCAAAATATTTATCTGGTATTTCCTTCATACCTTGCATACAATCTATATTGTATAGCTTATTTAATTCAAACATTGGCATCACCTCGATTTGAGTATTTTTTATTTGTTAATTTAAGTATGTTAAATTTAATAAATTAAAAATAATGTTTTTCGTTATATCTACAAATTGCGTTATCTCCTGTTAACTTGGAATCCATCCTAATACTTTAGATTTTCTATATTTACCCTTTTTAATATGCCTTCTATATTCTGCTTCCCAATCAGTCAGTTTAGCTTTATATCCATTTCTATCCCAATCCTTACAATGTTCTATTACTTCTTTTACTGTGTATCCCTCATAATATCCAGTTGCTAATAATAACTTAGTAGCATGTTTTAAACTCTTAGCAAGTACACATCCATCTAAACCTTCATTAAATCTAAATTCTCTAATCTTTTTACTCATTGTTCTACCTCCATAAACTTAAAATATCAATGTTAAAAACTTAGGATTTTCATGTAAATTTGTCACCCAAATCTATAATTTCACTTCTTCAACTTCAATACATATATTATGTCGAGGGGAAAATCCCCTCTTAATTTGCAGTAACCTCAATATTAGCAATTGTAATCCCTGATGATAACACTCCTAGTCCTGCAAGATTTAACTATTTAAATAAATCTTTTAATTTTATCTTAAATCCCTTTAGTGTAGCTATTAAAACGGTAATCCCCCCTATAATAACTCCTATTCCCATACCTCTTAAAAAATCATCATTCATATCATCTGGCTCTCCTAACATTATTCATAATATGCTTCTGGTTCCTTTTCAGGATATACATCCTCATTGTCATACGTTTTATCAATTTCGATGTAAACATTGGCTTGCTTTAATGCCATAAGATATAATTTGAATTCATCAATATGTCTTAGAGAGCTTAAATTGCAATTATCATCAACACTAAAGCTCCATTGATTCTTTTTATGAATATCATCCCATCTATAGACATCAATGCAAATGTTCATTTTTTCATCATGTTCGCATTCAAAAATGATTCTTCCCTTTTCTTGCTTTAGCCAGCTTCTTTCCTCAGTTTCCTCAAATTCATACGAAACTTCTACTGATTCATAGCTTGGCCCATCATCATAATTAACTTCTAAATCATCAGTGTTAACATTTTTACTTACATAGTCACTCCACTTTTTAAATACATCTGAAATTTTAGCTTCTCTTATTTCAACATCTGTAGCCATTAATTCTTTAAAATTAGATAACAACTTTCTATTATCGCCAGTAACTTTGTTTAATACATCTGTTAAAACGCTATCCAACTTAACAATATATTGAGAATAATCATAGTTTTCTAAGTATGGAACCATGACTGATTTTATTTGCCCTTCAATTACTTTTCTTGCATCTCCACTCCAACCAAACAACTCTTTTAATGATTCACTAATTCCTTTTTCAACATAGTCTGAAACCATCTTTTCTATGGATCCATCCTTTAATTTGTTTTCAACTGTTAATTTAATACTTTCTTCTAAATTCATTTTTCATTCCTGCCTTTCACTATCTCATTAATCTTATTGGTAATACTAAATCTTTCTTATTTTCATAATCAGTTATGGTGATTGGGCTTACTGCATTACTCATGCATAATGTTGCATCTCCCTTATAGTTTCTTAAGGTCTCGAGCATGTATTTAGCATTTACTGCTATATCCAAATCACTTCCATCTATATGGCACTTGAAATATTTTTTATATCTAATTCCCTGTACTCTTGTCACTAGATATGATTCATTGCTGTTAAAATTAAAATTTACTATTTGTGAATACGAATTTAGTTTAGTTATTTGCTTACAGATATCCGCTAATTCTAAGGCATTCAATGTTACTCTTGTAGTATCTTGATTAGGAAACAAACTTTCATAATTTATGAATTTTAATTTATTACCTTTTTTATCTCTTGGCCTTTTGCATATTATTGATACCCAACTAAAACAAATTTTTATATAGTTATCATCCTTGTATATTGTGGCCATATCATTTTTAGAAAAATTCCTGAGTAACTTTACAATCTGATAGGGTATTAATATTGGTTCACATGCTATATTCTCTTTATTACTTCTAACACTCATTCTGTAACCATCTAATGCAACTATATTATTTTTATCAATATATAAACATTGAAGCACTGGCCTAGCCTTGTCCTTAGCTATTGCATATTTGCACTCAATTAACTTATTAAAATTAGGTATATTGATACATTTTTCGTTGTTAATCTGTATATCATTTATTGATTTATCTTGTACATCAAGTTTTATCTCTTGATTTTCAGATGTAATGCTATCTTCTCTTATTAATAAACTTGTTTTTCTTGGCAATAACGAAAATACTTCCCTTGGTATAGTTAAATCCCCATCTTCCTTCTCATTATTGTAAGGTTCTATTATTTCAACCATGTATTCCTTTGACTCATCTTCTGCTAATAATTTAATTGATTCCCCTTTTACTGAAACTTGATATATTCCGTTCTTGACAAGTTTAGCTAGTAGCAATAATGATTCACTATTAACTATTGCCTTCATTCTCTCCCCTCCAATAATCCAATTTGTAATCCTTCCCTAAAGTAATTCTTACACTTATCCGTTCTTTGTTTGTAAGCTCCTGTAACTCTGCATATTCCATGACATAATTTAATGCTATTTTTATATTGTGGCTGATAGTTCATGCAAAAGTGACAACAACATTTATTTATCAAAATCTTTCTTGAGGTATCCATTCTAAAAAATATCCTCTTCGCTTATGATTTTACCGCCCATACACGTTCTTATTATGCTTTCACGAGTAAACATACCTTTTTCTTGTTTTATCGTCTTACAGAGCCTGTCTGTTTCCTTCCAGCTTATTTTTAAAATTGCTTTAATCTCTTCTCTGCTAAAATATTGCTTCAGTAAATTCTCTTCTAAGAAATTTTGAAATTCTAATTGAAGCTTCATGTCTAATGCATGTCCGTTTTTACCATGATGAATAGAATAATGACATTCATTACAGAGATTTATTAGATTCTTTTGGCATTTAATTAATGCAGATTGTTGTCCACGCTTTATTTTATGATGTTCTGTAACAATCCCAGGAGTTCCACACACTTCGCACTCTCCATACTTCGCCATATCGACTCACCTGCTTACTTCTTCTATTCCAACAATATCTACAAACTCCCACTTTCTCTTCTTTAACTTTTTATTATGCTGCTTATTTTCTACTGTTAGATTTACTTTATTTTTCTTAAGTAAAATTAGTACTCTTATACACACCTGAATCAAATCGAAGACCTCGAGAGAAATATTAAGCAAATTTTCTTTATCTATTTCTGTTATAAGTTCCTCGTATTCCTCTTTGAGTTTAGCTCTAATCTTTTCCCAACTATCTTCTAAGTTATTTTCTCCTAGCTTTTTATTTTCTCCTAATTGCATAAACTTAATTTTTATCATCTTCACAAATCACCGCCTTAATTATTTCATGAAGTCCATTGAATTTATTTAAACTTCTTTGCATTTTCCTTTGAGCTTCTTTTACTGCAGCTTCTATTGTTAATGTTCCAGTCATATCATCAAGATAAATATCTGAGGCCTTTATAGATATAATTAAATTTATAATATCTATCATCTTCTCTATTCCTCACTTTCTATGCATTTAATACTAATATCTTTACCTAGCAAGATTCTTAATGGATCTGCATAGCTGTTCTGTATAGCAGTCTTTTTAAATACTTCTTTCACTGTAATAATAATTAAATGCTCTTTCTCTTCAATTTCACAACCTTCAAACCATGTCCTATATGATATTTCATGCCATTGATTAAAAATAATCTCATGAAATCGAGTAGGAAAGGAAAGGGGTTGGAGTTGTACTTCTTCTTCTTTCTTTTCATTCTTATCATTCTTTATATTCTTATCATTCTTGTTAGTGGTTACCTGTTGGTTAGGGGTTGGTGACCCGTTGGTTACCTGTTGGTTAACGCGTTGGTTAGCTTCGTTATTTTTACCTTGGTAATCCCCCCAATTTACTATGCTTATAAGCATTCCTGTCTTGGTTGATTCGTAGGTTAAAAATTCGTATTTTTTGAATTTTTCGAGTGCAGTTCTTACATTTTGTCGCGATATACCTTTTCCAGCTTTTTCGATTATCGACTTAGAACTCGTTACAAATTCGCCAGGATTAGCTTTAAATTGTTTGCCTTGCCATTCCCATTCTTTCCCTTCATGGTTAGCCATTCCTAGAAGGGTGATAAGAATAACTTTTTGCTCTGGAGTTGAATTTAACCAAATGGCTTTTTTAAACAGACACCTGTGAATCTTAAACCACCCTTCATTCATTTAATCAGCTCCTATTTTTTGAATATACCTTTATTTAATGTTTCATATTTGAATCCTTCACTTTGTACCAATTCTTTCAATTTCAATATATTTTCCCCATTAGCAACTACTCTAAGCTCATAGAAATACAATGTTTCTACTTCCTTTTCAGTTTTTGGAATTGGCTTAGGATCTGTATGAATAATTTCCTGTTCCTTTACTTTATCTATAGTTTGTATTTCTTCCTTAGGGGGCTCTGGTGGATTCTCTGCTTTCCTTATAGCCTCTGCTCTGATATTAATTTCTTTAACTATCCTATCTAATGGATAATTCATATCTATATATCTATCAAAATCCTCAAATTTTAGCTTTGATTTTATATTTACATTAGCACTCTCTATAGTTGCTAATATTGTAGATTTCTCTATTTCTTTTAATTTGAGTTCATCTTGCTGTTCTTTAGCTAAACTTGCAGCTCTTTGTGCTATATCCTCTTTGACACTTTTAGCACTTGCCGAAAGATTTAAGTATTTGTCCAATACAGTTAAATTAGATGAATACTTTCCATTTAACTGATATGCTTGTATACTTTCCTGAATAAGTTCTAATGCCTTGTTTCTCTTTTCCTCTCTACGTTTATTATCAAATATAGTAATTCCTTCTTTGATTGGCTGCTCTGCATCTGAAATTAATCCCATAAGTTCTTTACACTGCCCTTCAAATTCTTTAATAGGAACTTCCATATCTTTCTTAACTGTTTTTCTAAAGTCATCAATCTTATTTCTAAGTCCTGCAAGTTCTTTTTGAGTGGCTTTGCAATCCTGTAATCCTTCTTCTGTTACTACTATCCCTTTATATTTAGCGATTGTTTCCTTTAAAGATACTTTCACATCCTTAAAGTTTGTTTTTATTATTGGCAACTCCTTAATTACTTCTAAATCTTTCATTGGCCCATCTCCTAAAAATCTATTTGTTCTGGAATTACATTTTCCTTTTCAGCATCTTTTTTTTCTTTCTCTAACTTTTCTTTTATCCTATTTAATTTATTTATGCATGTACCTAAGGCAGCATTTGTTATATCCTCAATTTTTGATACTCCTGCCCATTCTAAGAACTTCTTTTCATTGGAATGAGTTTCATCTAACAGACTTTTAATTGTAAACACACTAGCTTTATTAATTTTTTGTTTACCTTGTTCAGCCTCTTGATCTACTTCTCCACCTTCTATTGAATCTGATTCAGCTATTTCAAATGCCATTATATATAAATATCTTCTTGCAAAACTTTGGGTCCCTCCTATATTCTGTATTGCACTGCATCCTTTTAAAATTGCTATTTCAACAGGAGTTGACCAGGTTTTAAAATCTTCAATTTTGTCTGAATCAGTAATAGTAAGCTTAGCTTCATTAGCCTCAAATTGGAATTCACAATATAACCCAAGTTCATCACATATTCTATTAATGTGAGGTAGAAAATCACCTAACTCAAAATAAGTGTAATTGGAGTACTTATTGTATCCGGTCTTTTTCAATTCTTTTTCTTGAAGCATCACTCTTGCTCTAGATATCTTTTTTTGTATGTTCAATTTAGACTGTTCCTTATTATCAGACATATTTCTCCTCCTATACTCTTCTATACATCCAATTATCGTCATAATCATAATTTGCACATGCTGGTTTATCCTTTTCTTCTTTTTCGGCCTCGTCATACCAGGTGAAATTTTTAATCTCTATTTCTTCTAAACTACATTCTCCATTCTTGTAATTAATACATGTTTTAGAATCGCATTTAACTGACAACTTGCATTTCTCCCTCCATATGGTATAATGAAGTTGGATTTTTTGTTGTGCTACTTCGAATGCTTTGGTCGGGATTCTTAGTAGCTCTTTTTATTGAATTAAATATTGTATATATTGATACATTGTACATAGTTGCTATTTCATTAAGTGTTTTTCCATCTTTTCTAAGTCTTACAGCATCTTCAACTTGATCTTGATTTAATTTTGTATTCCAAACTGTTCGTTTCTTTCTCTGCTTATTTTTATTAAGCTCAAGCCTTAGTAATCTAGGATTTCTTGATTTTGTATCTGGTTTCATTTTCCCTTGCTTTCTTAATACTCTAGCTTTTTCTGAAATTGTTGATTCGGTTCTTCCTAATGCAAAAGACATTTCTTCTAGTCCGATTTTATCTAACCATTCTATTAAATATTCCTTATCTTCTATGCTCCATGGTGAACCCTGATTAAAATGATATTCTGGGTTATATTTCATTCTTCCAAAATTATCATATTCAACTACAGACATTTTCCTTAATCTCCTCTCTATAAAAACTTCTCATTGAATTCTCTTCTTTTACAGCTTTTGTTAATATATCAATAATTTCTTTTGCTTTGTTCATAATGAATGAAAGTCTTATGCTTCTTGAAAAAAAGAACTCTGAATTATAACTAGAATCTACAATGCCTAAAATTGATGCAACTCCAATCTCAGGAAGATCTTTCCCAACTCCTTTACCGGGATACATTCCATAATCCCTTACTCGAATTTCGCCAATATTCTCTTCATCGCCTAGACATGCATCAATGCCAATTATCGATGCATTAGGGTGGTTATTATATATTTCATTTAAACGTTCATACATATTTAAGGCATGAACTGGTTTTTCTAATGTACCATACACGGGGAATTCAAAACCTTGTTCTATTAACATAGTTCCAACTAATGGTCCTAAACAGTCTCCAATACATTTGTCAGTTCCGACACAAACTATAACGGTATTTTCACTAATATATTTTTGCAACTTTTCTGATAAATCGTTCATCAAGCCTCATCCTTTCATTTTTTATATTTCTTCAACTGAATCTGCTCTAAGTCTATTTTTCATCTTAAGTATTCTGTCTGATCTAAAATGTCTTAAATAACCTCTTCTTACTTGTCCAATTACTTTTGGAATAATCATTTTCTCTTCAGTCTTCCATCCCCAATAAATACTCCTATGAATTACTGATAGAATGTTTTGTCCTATTCCGTAATAAAACACTAGATACCCTCCCCTCACTCTTCTTTCTATTAGGCTTTATCAAAGCTTTTTTTCTTTGTTCCTCACATTTAGGACACTCATATCCTGTTGGTGGTATATTTGCTTTAATACTTATGTTATAAACTCTTCCACATTTACACCTAGCAACCATAAAGTATCATCCTCTGCTTATGTGCTATTAGTGGATCTAGTTTTTGGCTTGGCCTAACCGTTTCATCAAGAGTAAGATTGTCTGAGTTATTAGTAATACTTGTCTCTATTTCTGATTTAACTTCTTTAATGGCTGCATCTAGCTTATCCAAGATTTCTTCTTTAGTTCCAGTGAAAATAATCATTTGGCCTTGCATCTTAAATCCTCCCTTATTTCCACTTCACTGAACTTTCCAGTTTGAAAATTATGTGAAGCTAAATTTTTGCAAATATACTTATCCTCATATTGGTCGTATATTTCAACTTCCCAATTTTCTCCTTCGTGATTGAATACTGTTCCTGATTCAATCAATTTTTATTCCTCCTTCATTTCCCAATCTTCACAATTTGTATACGGTTCATCTGGCAAATCTCCTGTTAAATCACAATATCTTAAAGCTGGTATATGCTCATTGGGGCAACCCTCTAATTCCGGATGCGGTTCCAAATAAGCTGCTTCATATGTGTAATTAGCGCATGTTAAGCAAGATTTATTTTTAGGGTTATACCAACAAATCTTTTCATGTTTTTTCATCTGATTTTTATTCATTAGCCTTTTTTTATTGCAATGTTCACATTCAAAAATAATTCTTTCTTTCATTGCTTGTCCTCCTATAATATTTTTATTACGTTAATTAGCTTGGACTATTACATCCTTTAATCATTAGCTCTAGCTCTCGAGTTGGTTTCCAATTAATAATTGCTTGTTTAGCTGATTCAAAATCTTTAATTAAAGTATTTCTATAAGAATTTACATTTAATTTATTCTTGTAATCATGCCAAAAACTTCTGAATGCTTTCTTTGCTAGTTCTCTATATGCAGCTGTATCTTTTCCTCCTAAAATTGCTACTACTTTCTTATTTGCCAGATCATTTAATTCTTGTTGCTGTGAATAATCAATTGTTGTATTGTTTTCCATTTTTGTCATTCTGTTATCAAGCTCTACTGTTTTTTCATCTATCATTAGAATTGCTTGTAGCTCTTTAGATATTGGTTTTATAAATGCTATAGCCAGTACATCTTTTGCCCTTAGTTGATAGTTAATTAACTTTTCTGCTACTTCTGGTTGTTCTTCTTGCATCTTAGGTGTTATAGATATCTTTGCTAACCATAGTGGAAGAAAATCTAATTCTATTCCTAAAACCTCATTGTTTGGGTCAATTACCCCTGCATCAAATTTGATGCACCCCCTTTTTAAAACTAAATCATCTTGAAGGTTTAAAACTTGTCTATTTTTTTGACCTGTTGTAAGTCCTAACCCCTTGCAAACGTAACTAACTCCTGTGTAAATTTTTCCTGTTGATTCATCTTTGACCGCTACTAAACTATCTCCGAAAAATTCAACTGATTTGATTAATAAATTGTTCATAAAGTTCCTCCTTAACTTTTTGTAAATTATGTTGCATAGTTCGGTAACGTTTTAATTAGATTTGTTTGACTGTTCTACTCCATATTGTTTTCTTGCATAATCCATTGATAACAATGCAATGGCCGGAAACACGTTTTGGAACTTACTTGCATATTCACATCTAATATCATTTGAAATTCTGTTATCATTAAGCAAATCTACAATTATATTACTTAACGATACTAAACATTCTTCATCCTCTTTTTCGTGATAGCTCATAATATAAAAACCTCCTTTTTATTATGTTAATTAGTTATATTGTAGGCAGCTTGGCCTATTTATCGTTATTGTTTATTTTTTTCTTCACTTTCTTTTTTAGGAAATATTTCTTCATCGTCTTTATATTTTTCATACAAATCAAGCATGGTTTCTGTAACTAATCTTGTAAATTCTTCAGTCACTTCACATCGAATTTCATAATACAATTTGATCACTCCTGAAATAAATCATATTCATTGTATGATTGGACACCTTCACTTGTTACTCAAAAAATAATTCTATTACTGAACAATCTAACGCCGCTGCTATCTTATCCATAGTTTCTTTGCTTGGATTAGTTTTCTGTTCATTCTCTAAATTTGAAATGTATGTCGCTGACAACCCAGTTGCTTCAGCAACTTCATACACAGTCATATTTAATGACTTTCTTTTATTTTTTATTTTATTCCCCATGTCTTCACCTCCTTGTATCCTATGAGAATATACTATCATGTTCTGATAGGACACACAAACAATCATATTCTGATAGGATACGATTAGACTAAATTACCATATTCTAACAGCATATATCTCTATTTTTCTTCAATTTACTATTGACTTTATATTCTAATAGCATATAATATATTCCATGGGAATATAAATTCCAGTTATAGTCAATAGTTAATTAATATTGGAAGGTTGTGATATCATGTTCGGTGAGAACATAAAGAAAATAAGAGAATCAAAAAATATAGGAGTTAATGAATTATCAAGGCTTAGCGGTGTTAATGCTAGTTACATAAGCGCTTTGGAACGAGATGAAAAGAAAAATCCATCAGTTATGATTTTAAATAAATTAGCTACTGCTTTAGGAATTGCGGTTGATGATATTATGAAAAGTGAATCTAACATAGGCGAAGAAAGTTCAAACATATATGATGAATCTAGTACATATGAAACTGAAGAATTCAAAACTGCTGAGGCTGCAATGAAATTTATTTTGAAGCAACCAGCTATTATGGGATTCGGTGGATTTGACGCAAATAAACTTTCGGATGAAGAAATTGTCCAATTTGCGAACGAATTATTAAGTCAATTACAATTATTAGGACTTAAATATAAGAAATAGGGTGATTCTATGTATTCTTGGATTGATAACATAATTTTAGGAATCAAAGATAATGACAATTATACTAATGTTTATGAATTATATGATTATTTAGAGATAGAAATAGTAAAATTGATGCCTACAAATATTCTTTTACGAGGTAATGACAGTTTTTATTATAGAGATTTAAATAACAAAGAGATCGTTTTTATCAGAAACGACTTAAATAATACTATGGAAAAATTTATTTTACTTCACGAATTAGCACATGCTCTATTGCATACTCACATTTACGAAGCTGCATTTAATAAAAATTTCATTAATAAAGATAAAATAGAAAAACAAGCTAATTATTTCGCTTTTAAAATGTTAAATATAAACCTTGATAAAATTGAATTAGAAGGCATGACTATTGAACAAATTTCTAACTATATAGGCATTCCGTATAATTTATTATCTAAATTACTTATTTGAGATAAGGAGGAATAACATGAAAAGAATTGCTATATACTCTAGAAAATCGAAAGAGACCGATAAGGGCGAATCTATAAAAACCCAGATAAAAATGTGTAAAGATTATTTTCTACGCTATGATGAAGAATCTACTTTTGAGATTTTTGAAGATGAAGGATTTTCTGGGAAAAATACAGATAGACCTGCATTTAAAAGAATGATGATGTTAGCTGCACATAAAAAATTTGATATTGTTGCTTGCTATAAAGTAGACAGAATTGCAAGAAACATTATAGACTTTATGAATACTTTTGATATACTCAGAAAAAATGAAGTTTCATTAGTGTCTATAACCGAAGGATTTGATCCCAACACTCCCGTTGGAATGATGATGATGACCTTAATTGCAGGTTTTGCTGAAATGGAACGTATGAACATTGCTCAACGTGTAAAAGATAATATGAAATCGCTTGCTGAGCTTGGAAGATGGTCCGGCGGAACTCCTCCCACTGGCTATAAATCTATTCAAGTTGAAGTTGGTGACAAAATAATAACATATCTCGAATTACTTCCTGAATGGGAGGCGAAAATAAAACTTTCTTTTGAAAGTTTAGCTAAAGGACATACAATACGCCAAAGCGCTAATATCCTTAACATGCCTGTAAAGACAGTCGCTAATATAATAAATAATCCAACCTATTGCAAAAGCGATGAGCTAAGTGCTAACTATTTAAAAACACTAGGTTATGAAGTATATGGCGAGTTAAACGGTAAAGGTTATATTCCTTATAATCGTAGGCCAAGAACAAAAAACGGAAAAAAAGCATTTAATGCTAAAGGTATGTTTGTAGCTGTTAGTAAACATGAAGCTATAGTTGACTCCAATTTGTGGATTTCAGCCAATGAACAGATTAAGCAACGCGGTGCTGAGGCTAGGCCAAGAGTCTCTCAGAGTAGTTTTTTGGCACATCTAGTTAAATGCTCTTGCGGTAGCGGAATGTATTTAGAACCAGGAAAAACAAGGAAAGATGGTACTAGAACCTACTATTTTAGATGTTCAAGACAACGATACGATAAAACTTCGTGTAATACTGGATGGGTAAATGCTACTCATTTAGAGTTAGATATATTAGAAAAATTAAAGTTATGGGCAAGTAACAAATCTGCATTGGAAAGTTATGTGAACAAAAAACCTTCCGGAGACATTTCGAAAAATATAAAAAAGATTAAAAAAATAATTGAAAAAAATAATTCTGCTTTAAACAAATTGACAGAAAAATTAATACTTCTCGAAGGGTCTGCTGTTGATGTCGTTACAAATAAAATGAACGAAATATCTAGAGATAATGAAAAATTAAATGAAAGTTTATTAATATTCGAAAGAGAAAATTTAACAAAAGAAATTGATGTTATTAATATTGATTTATTGCAAAACACAATAGCTAGCCTTTTAACAAAATGGGATAAATTAAATATCGAAAATAAACAGTTAGCAATAAAAACAATAATAAAGAGTATACTGTGGGACGGAGGCAAGGTATTTACTATACAA